ATATTCTGCCGCAGGTGAATTTACATCAGATACAGATGTTACACCTAATACTGGTAATTATGAACCTGAATTAACAAAACCATTAGTATTTTATGCAATTCAAGAAACAGGATTAACTTCTGCGAAAGGAATTAAATGGATTTCTGATGGCACACCTATTTCTTTAACACAATATTATAGACCTTCAAATACAAACGAAGATGCAACAACTTCAACTGCTGCTGCATTTACAATTAATTTTGATGATGAAATAGATGAATGGAACTTAACTAATTATGGTGGAACAACTAATTCATTATTTAAAAAGTTTTATGCTACTTATATAAATGGAATATTTAATGAGAAAAAAAGATTGTTTAAACTAAAAGCATATTTATCTACAGATATTTTGGCAAACTATAGATTAAACGATGAGCTTGTGATACAAGATAAGACCTTTCGTATTAATTCTATACAGACAAACTTTAATACTGAGGTTAGTAACTTAGAACTTTTAAATAAATTAACAGATGATTAGACAAGTTATAGATTTATTGAATGCTTCTGATTGGTATGGAGAAGATGAACTAATTGAAATTGCCAAAGGTAAGCATTCTGCTGTTGGTAATTATAAAGAAATGAAAGAACAATTAAAAAGAGTAAGATATGGCAAGTAAAAAAATACTTATACAAGTCGATGTTACTACTAAATCTGCTGAAGTAAGTGTAGATAAAGTTGTAAAAAGCTTAAAAGAGCTTGATGGAGCTACAACTAATGTAACTAAAAGTTTAGATAAAAATAGAGCTCAATCAGGATTAAATAATGCAATACTTATAGAACTTGGTAGAACAGCTTCAGATGCTTCTTATGGGCTTCAAGGTATGGCAAACAACATTGGTAGATTATTTGAATTAGGTCAAGAATTTGCTAGAACAGGTAAACAAAGGGGTAGTTTAAATAGTGCTTTACGAGATTTAAAAAATTCAATATTTGGTGTTGGAGGTTTATTAATAGGTATTCAGCTTTTAATTGGTTTTTTACCTAAAATAGCTAAATTATTTAAGAAAAATGCTGAAGCTGTTGATGAAGAAACTCAAGCAATAGAAAGACAAAACAAGCAGATAAGAGAAAATATAAGATTGAGAACTACAAATGCAGATAAAGCTCAGGATTTTATAAATTTATTTACTGAAGATTTTCAACGAATTATAACAAATATAGATTATGATTCAAGTAAGGTTGAAGCAAAATTGTTTGAATTAGGTGAAAAGTTTACTGAATTAGGAATTGAAAGAGCTCAATTATTACAAGATGAAAATATATCACAAGGAGATAGAGTACAAATTGCAGTAAAACTTATTGAATTATTTAATAAAGAAACAGAAGCCTTAAAATTAAGAAGAAAATTAGAAGGAGCAGCAGGAGAAGACAAGGGGGTTGCTTTTATGTTAAAAAGAGATTTAACGAACTTGAGATTAGAGATATTTGGTTTAGAAGATGATATAGATAGGATAGCTAAAAAAGGCGTTGAAGGAGTTATACCTACAGATGGAGCAGATGACGGTATTGGTCAATTTAGAGAAAAAGTAAAAACATTAGCTGAAATGACTAGAGGAGAATTTGATGATTTATATGATTATGTTTTTAATAAAGGTGAAGATTTTAGATTCTATGTACAAAAACTTAATGAAGGTTATACAATACCACAAATTAGGAGCATGATAACTGGTTTAAAAACACTAGCTGAAGGAAGCATGAACGCTTTTGATGAATTTAGTGAAGAGTTCTTAGAGAAACAAAAAGATATAACAGCTTTTGAACAAATAGAATTAAAAACAAGAGAAAATATACAAAAAGTTTATGTTAGGAGTTTAGGAGAAGTTGGAATCGCATTAAATAGTTTAGGTGTATTTTCCGATGATTTTAAGAAAGCAGCTATTATAGCAGATAAAGCACAAAAAATAACAGAAATAATTCTTGAAACAAAATCATCTAATACAAAAATAAGATTATTAGAAGCCGCAGCTTTAATGGCTGGAGATGCAAGTGCTCCTATTAGAAGTAAGGCATTAAGAGCTTCAAATACTATATCTGCTGGTATAAATATAGCTGCAATCGTAGCTCAAGCAGCATCAGGTATAGCTGCAATAAATTCAAAGTCAAATGTTCCTACAGGAATTGGTGGAGCTGGTGGAGAATCTCCTGCTGTTTCAGTAGAAGCTCCAGATTTTAATGTAGTAGGAGCAGGAGGAGCATCACAATTAGCTGCTGGATTAGCAGCAATAACAGGAAGACCAATAAAAGCGTTTGTTGTTAGTAAAGAAATATCATCAGCTCAAGAGCTTGACAGAAATATTACAAACAATGCACAAATAGATTAATTATAAAAATAGATTCAATATGAAAATAGTAGAATTATTAATAGATGAAGAACAATTATTATCTGGCATAGAAGCCATATCTATTGTGGACCAACCTGCAATAGAAGAGAACTTTATTGCTTTATCAAAACAGCATGAAGTTAAACTTGCACAAGTAGATGAAGAGAAAAGAATATTAATGGGTGCTGCATTAGTGCCAGACAAAAACATATATAGAAAAGATGGTGAAGATGAATATTATATATATTTCTCAAAAGATACTGTAAGAAAAGCATCTCAATTATTTTTAATGAGAGGTAATCAAAATAAATCTACATTAGAACATCAAGCTGAATTGCATGGATTATCTGTAGTTGAATCTTGGATTATAGAAGATGAAATACACGATAAGTCAAGAAAGTATGATATGGATTTACCTGTAGGAACTTGGATGGTTTCAATGAAAGTAAATAATGATGAAGTATGGGATAAATATGTAAAAACTGGATTGGTAAAAGGATTTTCTATTGAAGGGTATTTTACAGATAAATTACAAATGTCTGCTATAAATGATATAGAAGATGAAGAAGAAGCAAGAGAAATATTATTAGAGATTGCCAATTCAATACTAGATAATAAATATGAATTGCAAACATACAGCGATTATGGAAGTGGTGTTAGAAATAATGCCAAAAGAGGTATTGAGTTAAATAAAAAAGTAAACAATAAATGCGCTACTTCTGTAGGAAAAGTTAGAGCTCAACAATTAGCTAGAGGGGAGAAGCTATCTGTTGGCACTATAAAAAGAATGTATTCATATTTAAGTAGAGCAGAAACTTATTACGATGCTAATGACACTAAAGCGTGTGGAACTATCTCATATCTATTATGGGGTGGTAAAGCAGGATTAAACTGGTCAAGAGGTAAATTAAGAGAACTTGGTGAATTAAAAATGGCATCAATGGTTGTTGATAAAGACCATGCAATTATAAATGATAGACTTGCATATTCCTCAAAAGAAATGGCTGAGAAAATGTCAAAGGATTTAGATTGTGATGGAATACATGAACACGAACTAGAAGGTAAAACTTGGTATATGCCTTGTGCAGAACATTTCTTAGCAGAAGTTGGACCAAGAGGAGGAGTAAGAAAAAGTCCTAAAGCACCTAAATCTGATACACCTAATCCTAATCCTAAAGGAGAAGGAACAGCTAAAGGAGATGCTTCAGGTAAAAAAGGAGCTAAGGTTTCTGCAAAAGATAGAGAAGCATTACAAAAAAAAGCAGATGACTTTAATAAAAGATATAAAGAAAAATTAGGTTATGGTATAACTGTAGGAATGTTAGCATCGGTATTTCAAAGGGGACTTGGTGCTTTCAATACAAGCCACTCACCTAATGTAAAATCAGCTTCACAATGGGCACACGCCAGAGTTAACGCTTTTATGTATTTAGTAAGAAATGGAAGACCACAAAATGCTAAATATACAACCGACTATGATTTATTGCCAACTAAACATCCTAAAAGTTCTAAGAAATGAAAACAAATGAAACACTAGGTAGAGCTGTACCAAGAGGAAAGAAGAGAGGTTGTCTTTGTAAAGATGGCAAAACCTATTCAAGAAAATGTTGTGATGGCACTCTTAGGTCTCAGGGTATTGGAAGAATAACCGCAGAAGCTGCAAAAACTAATATGTATAGAGTTGAGTTTTGCTCAGACGGACATAAACATAATGTTTGGTCAGACACAATAAGTTTAGTAGTGGGCAATGTTTATTACTTGGCTATGGCAAACGCACATCATAGCGGATGTTATACTGTATTAAGAACAACAACTGAAGTTGGTTTAGAATATAGCTCTGCAACTCTATACGATGACTGTACAGCTTGTATAACAGCAAACTAAAAATCTAACAACCTTTTTTCATTTAATTACTTTAATAGTAAAATTAATTTTATAATACTTAATTTATGGAAAAACAAAAAGCTACATCAATTCTAAACGACATCATGGAGAGACTATCTCTAATTAAAAAAGATGACGTTAAAGAAGTTGAGCTTAAAGAAGAAGAAGTTCAGCTTTCTGAGCAGCTTACTGAAGTAGAAGAAATGTCTAAGGAACTTACAGAACTTGCTTGTCAAGAAGAAGTAGTTGCAGAAGAACTTTCTTCTGATGAGGTTGAAGCTGAAAAATTAGAAGAAGAAGCTCCTGTAGAGGAAGTTTCTGAAGAAATTGAAATGGACGAAGATAAGTACGTTTCAAGAGAAGAATTTGATTCTAAAATCAAATCAATTATGGATAAGATTGATGAGATGAAGTTAGGTTACGATAAAGAAAAAGTTTCTATGAGTAAACAAATAGAAGAGCTTTCTAAAGAACCTGCTGCACAACCAATCAATCAAGGTTCAGAGAATGAACCACTAAAGAAAATATTATATGCACAGAATAGAGCATATACTACTAAAGATAGAGTATTAAACTCAATTTATAACATTAATAATTAAATAGATTAAAAAATGGCTACAACCACTTCAATTACTACTACTTATGCTGGGGAATTTGCTGGTAAGTATATTTCTGCTGCATTACTATCTGGTGATACTTTAAATAGAGGTAACATCGAGATTAAACCAAATGTAAAGTTTAAAGAGGTAATCAAAAAAGTTGCAACTGATTCTAACGTAATCAAAGATGCTACTTGTGATTTTACTGACACTGCAACTGTTACATTGACTGAAAGAGTTTTACAACCTGAAGAGTTCCAAGTGAACCTTGAGTTATGTAAAAAAGACTTTAGAAGCGACTGGGAAGCAGTTCAAATGGGCTACTCAGTATATGACAACCTACCTCCAAAATTTTCTGACTTCTTAATCGGGCACGTTGCTGGATTAGTTGCTGAGAAAACTGAATCTAATATCTGGGGAGGTGTTAACGGAAACGCTGGTGAGTTTGACGGATTTACAGTTTTAATGGCTGCTGATTCTGATGTAAACGATGCTGCTAATGGTTCTGAAACTTCATTTACTTCATCTAACATCGTTACTTTATTAAGTAATGTTGTTGATGCAATTCCAAATGCAGTTTACGGAAAAGAGGATTTAAAAATCTTCGTTCCACCAGTTGCATACCAAGCGTATATCAGACACTTAGGAGGATATGGTGCTAACGGACTAGGAGCTCAAGGTTATGATAATAAAGGAAACCAATGGTATAACAGCAATGCTTCAATATCTTTTGAAGGTATCGAAGTTGTTTATACACCAGGTATGCCTTCTGACCATGCTGTTGCTGGACAAAAATCTAACTTATACTTTGGTACAGGATTAATTGCTGACCATAATGAAGTAAAAGTATTAGATATGGCTGACTTAGATGGTTCTCAAAACGTAAGAGTTGTTATGAGATTTACATCTGGTATTCAGTATGGAATCGGTTCAGATTTAGTATTATTAACATTAGCTTAATAATTAAATAATTGTATAACATAAGAAGGGTAGGTGGTGTATTCTACCTGCCCTTTTTTATTAAAAAATAAAATATTATGGCTTGTGATTTAACATTAGGAAGAAAAGAACCATGTAAAGACGTAGTTGGTGGTATTAGAGCTGTCTATTTCACAGATTTTGGTGATTTAGGCACAATAACACTTACTAATGATGAGATTACAGATATGAGTGGAACATTTACTGCATTTAAATATGAAGTAAAAGGAAATTCATCATTTGAGCAAAACATCACCTCGTCAAGAGAAAATGGTACAACTTTCTTTGAACAAACATTAAACTTAACATTACATAAATTAACAAAAGAAGATAATAAAGAATTAAAACTTATTGCTTTTGGAAGACCTCATGTAGCTGTTGAAGATTATAATGGAAATGTATTTTTAATGGGTAGAGAGCATGGAGCTGATGTATCTGGTGGTACAATAGTTACTGGTGCTGCTATGGGAGATTTAAGTGGTTATACACTTACTTTATCTGCTATGGAAACTTTACCTGCTAACTTTGTTGCTAGTCCAACTGCTGCTGACCCTTATGCTGGAATGAGTAGTGCGACTGTAACAGTAACAGTAGGAACTAATTCTTAATAATTAGATATACTTTGTGAATTTAAAAGAGGGGTACTTTATGTATCCCTTTTTTTATGCAAACAATTTATTATATATTTATTATTTATAATATGATAATATTAACAACATCAACAAGTTCGCAAACTTTTAAGATAATTCCTAGAAGCGCACCGAGCTCTGTTACATTTAATCTTACTGATAAATCTAAACGTACTACAAGTGCTGTTTCAGTTTCAGTAAGCAATTCAAACGGATATATGTCAATTACTGGCACATTTGGATTAATTGCCAATAGATTTTATTCGTTTGTAGTAAAAGATGGTAATACAATTATATATAGAGGAAGTATATTTTGTACTGACCAAACTGACTATAACGTATTTGATGTTCACTCTGGAGATTATACTACAGAAAACTCATACGATAATGATTTTGTAATAATATGACAAAAAAGACAAACAGAGCTATGAGAAGAAAACTTAGTGCTCCACAACCAAAATTAGAAATACAACAAGGTAAAATCCATGTTGTAAATCTTTCCTCCTATACAAGACCTGAGATTAATGAAAGATATAATCAAGATTGGATTGAATATGGAGATGATAACAATTATTTTCAATACTTAATAGATAGATACAACGGAAGTCCTACAAACAATGCTGCAATTAATGGTATTGCAGAAATGGTATATGGTAAAGGATTGGATGCTGTTGATAGTATTGATAAACCTGAAGAATATAAAGAACTCAAAGAATTATTCACTAAGGATTGTATGAAGAAGATATGTTATGACTATAAAATGATGGGTCAAGCTGCACTTCAAATAATCTATTCTAAGGACCGTTCTAAGATTGTTCAGGTAGAACATATCCCTGTAGAGACGTTAAGGGCAGAGAAAGTAGACAAACAGGGTATAATCAAGCATTACTACTATGCAAAAGACTGGTCAGAAATAAAAGGTAGTAAAGTGCCAAAAAGAATACCTGCTTTTGGAACAAGTAATGCAGGATTAGAAATACTTTATATCAAACCTTATAGAGCAGGATTTTATTATTATTCTCCTGTAGATTATCAAGGAGGTTTACAATACGCAGAGCTTGAAGAAGAGATAGCGAATTACCATATTAATAATATACAGAATGGTCTTGCTCCTAGTATGCTTATTAACTTTAATAATGGCGTACCTACGGAAGAACAAAGAGAAATGATTGAAAGAAGTATACAAGAAAAGTTTAGTGGTTCGTCTAATGCTGGTAGATTTATATTGGCATTTAATGATAGCAAAGACCTTGCAGCTTCTATAGAACCTGTCATACTTTCTGATGCTCATGAACAATACAGATTTTTATCTGATGAATCTATGAAAAAAGTTATGGTATCACATAGAATTGTATCTCCTATGTTAGTAGGTATAAAAGATAATACTGGTCTTGGCAATAATGCTGAAGAATTACAAACAGCATCAATTTTAATGGATAATACTGTTATAAGACCTATGCAAGTTACTATACTTGATGAATTAGAAAAGATATTAGATTACAATGATATTGAATTAGACATATACTTTAAAACATTACAACCTCTTGAATTTACTGATTTAACAAATGCGATTACTGATGCAGAAGTTGAAAAGGAAACAGGTATAAAAAAAGAGGACCAAGAACCAGAACAAGAAGTCGAACAACCTGAAAATATTGAAGAATAATGGCAACAGCACTATTTATAAAAAGGTCAGATATTGTAAAAAACACAGCATTAAATGCTAATGTTGATACAGATAAATTTATACAATTTATTGCTCTGGCTCAAGAGATTCATGTACAGAATTATTTAGGTACTGATTTATATGATAAAATTAGTGCAGATATAATTGCTGGTACGTTAAGCGGTGATTATTTAAGTTTAGTAAATGATTACATACAACCTATGTTAATTCATTTTGCTATGATTGAATATTTACCATTTGCAGCATATTCTATATCAAATGGAGGTGTATTTAAACATAATTCAGAAAATAGTTCTCTTGCCAGTAAAGATGAGATTGACTTCTTAATTCAAAAGGAGAGAGATTATGCTGAATATTATGCGCAGAGATTTATAGATTATATGAGTTTTCATGCACCAAGTAAATTTAGTGAGTATTATAGTAACAACAATGAAGATATATATCCTGATAAAGATACAGGGTTTCATGGATGGCAACTATAAAAAAGACATATAAACCTAAACAGGTTAATCAAAAAAAACTATTAACTTATCTGAATAAGATAAATAATAAAACAAATAAATAATGGCTTCATTATCAGGAAATAAAATAAAAGATACTTATCAGTCATTAATCAAGTTAACAGATAATGGCAATTTAACCACAGGAGCTAAACAACTTACTGATGGTTTTGGCAATAATTCTCCTTTATATATCTCTACAACTCAAATAGGTATAGGAGTAACGCCTGAAGCAACATACGACCTTCATGTTTATCAAAATGCAAAAGTAGGAGGTAATTTA